ACTAGGGAAGGGGAAGGGAACGGGCGGGCAGTGCTTAAGCCCGTCCATTCCTACCCCTGTGACCTCGCAAGAGGGGGAATTAGTTTATATATATATATAGTGTCTTCCCCGCACCGCGGGGAAGACTGAATTTCATGTCTTTCCCTCTCCGTCAACTTTTTATCAGAGCGGCGGGGAAGACTGTTTTTTCAGTCTTCCCCTTCGAAATACTTTTTGTTGCTCGGTGCGGGAAAGACATGAAATTCAGTCTTCCCCTTCGAAATACTTTTTGTTGCTCGGTGCGGGAAAGACATGAAATTCAGTCTTCCCCTTCGCTCGAACCTTCGTTCTTTTTGATGATTTTGTTGTCTTCAATTTCATATCCTTCTACTTCGGCAACTCGATCCCTGGCAGTTCTGATGGAAACTCCGAGGTAATCCGCAATGTTGTTTACGTTTGGAAGGTCTCCAAAATTACTTTCTTCAAGGGCAGATTTTGTTGCTTCAACGCGTTCTTTTTTCCGAGTTTTCTTATTTTTTTTGTTGTTTCTCGCACCCTTTTTCCACGGCGGTTCCTCGGAATCTGGCTGTATATCTTTTAAGGATCCGACGTTATCTAACCTATGTATCGGGTAATCAAACCA